AAAATTGATTTTGATACAGGTAAAGTATATTATCCAGATAACAATGAAGAACTGAAAGAATCTCTTGAGGAGATGAAGATTAAAGAGAGTATGGGTATTAAAACTGGTGTTGAAAGAGAAGCATTATTTCAAAAGACTAGACATTATGGATTACCATATGGGAGATTAAAATATTTGTTTTATTGTTTTTTGTTAATGATGGATGGTTTGATTGGTATTGTGTCATTTGGTCAGACACAGAGTATTTTGGCTCAGAAATATTTATTATCGAAATGGATATTGTGTGAAGGAGAAGAGCATGGAGATAGATAAGACAGCTATTGGTTTTAATTCAAGTCCCTTGTATAGATTTATATTGCAAGAAGGTAAGTTCAAGGGTGTGGAGTTTTATTTTAAAAATGTTGAATTAGACCATAAGCATACACCAGGTTCATTTGATATAGTATTTGGTTATGAAATTATTGGTGGAAATTATAGAGATCATGGTTATCCACCTGATAAAGAACATATGAATTGTGCTATAACTGAAAAAAATAAAGATCAGTTTCAAGTAGAAATAGGAAAGATACTTAAAAATCTATTAATTCTTAATGATCCTAGAGTGATATTACACAAGGGAAAGAGTCTATGAGGACAGAGCAGTTAATACTGGAAAATTTGATATTTAATGATGAGTATGCAAGTCTGGTTGGTGTGTTTTTAAAACCAGAATATTTTAAAGCTCATCCAGAGAAGGTTATATTTTCAGAGATACAGAATCATATTCAAGAATATAATAAGCCACCAACAGTTTCATCACTTGAAAATATGATTACGAGTAGAGATGATTTGAATGAAGTACTATTCAAGAATTGCATGGAAGTATTGACAACATATAAAATAAAAACAGATGATTATGAATGGTTAGTAGATGAAACAGAAAAATGGGCAAAGGATCAAGCTGTCTATAATGGTATTGTAGATTCGATTGCAATCTTGGAAGGTAAAGATACCAAGAAACCAAAAGATGCTATACCAGATATGTTGACAGATGCACTTGCAGTATCTTTGGATACAAGTGTAGGGCATAATTATGTAGAAGATTCACAAGACCGTTGGGAGTTTTATCATAAACGAGAGCAGAAGTTTCCATTTGGGATTGAGATGTTGGATAAGATTACGGGTGGAGGAATATCACCAAAAACTTTGACAGTATTTCTTGGTGGAACTGGTGTAGGTAAAACTTGGTTAAGACTCATTTGGCATCTCAATATATCAAACAAGGATTTGATGTTTTGTATATTACAATGGAGATGTCACAGGAGAAAATAGCAGAACGAATAGATGCAAATCTTTTGGATGTTGATATAGACCAGATACGATTTCTTCCTCGTGATTCATTCAATTCCAAGATTGAGAAGATGTTGAACTCTACCAGAAATTTTGGTAGATTAATTATTAAAGAGTATCCAACATCAGGAGCTCATGTTGGTAATTTTCGTTCTTTGTTGAGAGAGTTAAAGATCAAGAAACGATTTGTACCACAGATTGTTCTATTGGATTATCTTAATATTTGTGCTTCCAACAGAGTTAAGTGGACAGCAAATATGAATACTTATGTTTATATTAAATCTATTGCAGAGGAGATTCGTGGGTTTGCAGTCGAGTCAAAAGTTCCTGTAATCACAAGTTCCCAACTAAACAGAGAAGGATTTATGAGTTCGGATCCGGATCTTTCAAATATATCCGAGTCGTTTGGGTTACCAGCAACAGCAGACCTCATGTTGGCTGTTGTCGCAAAGGATGATAGTGGTCAGTTGATGTTCAAACAGTTGAAGAATCGTTATAGTGATCCGACAATTAATGCTAAATTTATGTTGGGTATGAATAAGAAACGAATGAGATTGGAAAGTATTTCACAATCTAAGCAACCAGTATTGGCAGATGGTGGTTCTGATACAAAAAATTCACCAGATACGCCATTTTTGAAGCAACATAAAGATGTTAAAATAGCTACTGCTGATTGGAAATATTAACTAAATGTCCAGTTATTATAAATATTAGAGGAATTTGATATAAATATACATAGATATGACAGAGAAAAAACTTATAAAATTGTTTAAAAAATCAGCTGACAAGTTGGCCAAAAAGTCAAAGAATAATAGTACAGCCATTCACACAATGGGAGGTCTTGGTGAGATAGAACATCAACGAATGTGTCCATTTCGTTCTATTCCTTTTGAGGATTGTCCCTTGTGTATATTAGATAGTTTAGATAAGCTATGATTAGATTTAAAAGATTTTTAACAGAAGCAACAGATGCTTCAACATATTTTGAGGGTGTTATTTCTGTTTGTCTTTCTATGAGTGGATATAGTCAGAAAAGATTTAAAGATAATATTCTTAAACAGAAAGAAGTTAAACAGTTTATAAAAGCAGCTGGAAAAGAATGGGCAGTTGCTGGAAAGAAAAAGAAAGAACAGCAAGATATATTGTGGAAGTTTGCTAAGCTTTGTAAATCAAAATTACCAGCGACATCATCAGATGCTGGATTTGGCCAGTCGAAAGTAAAAATTTCTGAGTTTTGGAGTGAGGGTACTGGAAAGAATCTGGATACTTCTAAAGCTGATATTAAAGTTGGTAAGTTTCAAGTATCTGTTAAAGGTCCCAAGGCACAGTTGATGTCTGGTGAAAAGAAAGAAACCAGAGTAACTGTATTATCTGCTATGAAATATTCTGGTGTTGGTGGAAAGATAACAAAGAATCTTTTAGCAGAAGTTGATAAGTTTGTTACATCTACAAGAACTGTTGGTGAAGAATTAAATGGTCGTATATTGAAAAAAATGTCAGTTAAAGATGTAAAAGAGTTTGATAAGAAACTTTTGACAAAAGGAAAGATTGATAGATTAAAAGATGGTAATGCATCTGCAAAAAAGATTATAGATGCACAAGAGAAAATGAAAGCAGATATTAAAGCTACTTTCTTGAAAGCATTTAGAAACCCGAAAGTTGGTGCGGCATTTGCATACGAATCTATGACAGGATGGGAAAAGTTTGGTGGCAATACTTATCCAAAGAAAAAGGCTGGTGACAAATCTGGTCAAGCAACTCATATGGTTATATGGGATTACTCTATGGAGAAATTACAATGGCAAAAGATGACACCAAAGTATGCTGGTACAATAGCTGGTAAGATGAATATAGCACCAGATTTAAAATCTAATTCTTATAGTGCTGTAGTCAAAGGAAAGAAACAAAAACTTGGTTATTCTTTCTATCAATCATTACGAATTTCTGTTGATTATGTATTTAAAAAACAAGATGCATTACAAGAATCTTTTTATTATGATATGGAAGAACAACAGAGACTTTTATCTGAAGGATTGATAGATTTAGATAAAATGAAAGCATGGTTTACTAAAGCATGGGATAAGTTTAAAGAAGGCATTACAAAAATATGGACATGGTTGACTGAAAAGATTAAAGAAATAAGAGATGCAGCTGTTGAAATTATTGAAGATGGTTTAGAGTCTGCATTAAATCTTTTTGAACTTGATGTTACTGTAAAAGTAAATTCAGAAGTGACACTATGATAAAATTTAGTACTTATTTAAATGAAGATAAGAATACTCATTTAGAACATCTTGAAGATGAGATAATTAACAACGGATTAACTGGTGCAAAGACAGCAGTTAGATTTTTAAATTCGTTGAAAAAGATGTTGAACGGAGTTGGTAAAGGTTCAACGAAGGTTACAGTAAAATGGGATGGAGCTCCAGCAGTTTTTGCTGGAACTAATCCAGAGAATGGGAAGTTTTTTGTTGCAACAAAATCATTATTTAACAAGACACCGAAAATAAATTATACGAATGCTGATATAGCATCCAATCATGGTTCTGGTGGATTGTCAGATAAATTAAAAGTTGCACTCAAGCATCTTCCTAAACTTGGAATGAAGGGTATATTCCAAGGCGACATCATGTTTACTAAAGAGGATCTTGTAGAAGAAGAAGTTGATGGTGTTGTAAGCGTTGTCTTTACACCTAACACAATTTCTTATGCAGTTCCAACTGATAGTAAACTAGCTAGTACAATTCGTAAAGCAAGTATTGGAGTTGTCTGGCATACATCATATAGTGGAAAAACTATTGCAGGATTGAAAGCTTCTTTTGGTGTTGACGCGAGTAAGTTTAAAACAACCAAAAGTGTTTGGTCAGAAGATGCTGGTGTTAAGAATGTTAGTAAAGTAGCTGGTTTAAAAAAAAGTGGTATCAAACAACTTGAAGCAAAGATAAACCAAGTTAAAGGTGCAATTAAAAAAGCTGGTGGTTTCTTTAATGTATTGGCCAAAGAGAAAACTATTCTCAGTTTAGGTGGTCAATTGAAAATCTTTTTTAATTCCAAGATTCGTGAGGGTACACAGTTATCTGACACGAAAAAACTCGTTATAGAGTTTAATAAGTATTATGTAGATCGTATGACAAAGGAGATTGCTTCAAAGAAGCGAGAAGATACGAAGAAGAAGTTTAAGAAGATACAAGATGCAGCTACGAAGGAGTTGCGAAAATATAAGACTGAGATTTATTTTGCATTTGCAACTTACTTGGCAATCAAAGAAGCTAAGATGATAGTTGTAGATCAATTGAATAAGATAGAAGGTATTGGTACATTTTTGAAAACACCAAAGGGATTTGAAGTTACAGCTCCAGAAGGATATGTTGCTATTAATGCCAAGAGTGGAAAAGCTGTCAAGTTAGTTGACCGTCTTGGATTTTCTTATGCAAACTTTACATTGGCAAAGGATTGGGTTAGTGGATGAAATATTTTGAGAAGTTGCCGATTATATTTGATGAGTTGAAATTGGTTGAGGCACTTAGGCAAGTTGGAGAAATTGCACCTTGGCCAGAACAAAGTGTACATAAGAAATATCATCAGATTTGTTTGACAAAGAGAGAAGGTCAAACAGCACCAGAATGTTTTTATGAAGGAAGTGGTGGTATTTACAGAACAATGGTTGATGGTCAAGAAGTGATTCGTCAACAAGAACTGGATGAAAAAGATTATTGTGTTTTCATTCCAGAAATCGGTCATACATATTTCAGAGAAGTGTATGATACATTAAGAGAGTTTGTTGGTACAAAATATGATGGTACATTGGGTCGGGTACGATTGATTAAGTCAGTACCAAGAGTATGTCTTTCTTGGCATCGTGATCCAGAACCAAGACTTCATGTTCCAATTGTTACGAACATTGGAGCTAAGATGGTTATTGAAGATGAAGTAAAACATTTACCTGTTGGTAGAGCATGGTACACAAATACGATTTTTTATCATAGTCAGTTTAATGGTGGTGAAGAAGATCGTGTGCATTTGGTAACATCTATTACACGCAGAGAATCTTTTTGGACTATGGGGTAATTATGATTATTAAAAAAGGTCTTACAAAAATATTGACAGTAGTTCGTGAAGTGGTTGATGATTTGTCAAAAAATTATGTAGAATATGAGTATGGTTCAGAGAAAGAGGAGAAAAAAGATTATAAATATAAGACAGATGAATGGGAGGAAATATTAAAAGGGAATGACTATTATTGATAAGAAGGAAGTAAAGATTAGGGTTAGGTCAAGATTTTGTGCAATTTGTGATTCACAGTTTAGATGGCAATGTAATTGTCCAAATAATAAAGTTATGGCAAAACAAGTAAACAGAAGTTTTCAAGCAGGTAAAAGATATAGAGGCAAACGAGCTTTAGAGTATTGTCACAAT